GTTTATCCAACAGTCGGTGGAGTTCTCGTAAATCCTTTTAAGGGCAATGCAAAGATTTATGCAGGCGACCTTTTAGAGTACAATCCGGGTATCGAAGGTGATACAGGTGCTACTATTAAGATTATGAAGACTTATGAGATAGCTAAGGCTGCATCAACAACCGAGGTCCTCATTAAGCGTGACGGATTCCGTCATATCCCATTCGTGGGTGATATTCTCATGGTTGCGCCAAACACTCTTACGGGTACAGGTACAGGTGTTACTGTTACCGCAGTTGAAGCAACGAAAGACAACACCGCAGGTGATGTTTGGAAACTGACAGTTAGTGCTGCCGTTACCGCAGCCGTTGGTGCAGTTCTCGTGGAAGCAGACAAGGCTGGCGCAGGTGCTAAGGCTGTTGTTTCTAACCCTAACTGCTATGCACCATCAGACTTCGATTTCGTGTACAACCCAGCTGCAACAAACAACGACTTCGAGGGTGCGCGCTATCTATTTACTCCGTGTCTTGCTAACGAGAGTACTGTGCTTTACAAAGCGAAGATGTCCCCAATGCCAGCAAGTGTTCTCGCACTGAACACAAGTAAGGTCGCAGGCTGGTTCTCACTCTAATGTTTCACACTTAAAGGTATAACGAAATGGCAAAATACAATTTTGAAGATTCAAGATACGCTAAGTTCTTTGCAAGTCCAGAGAATAACCGCTTCTTGCAGTCATTCCTTGATAACAGTGCTTTGTTCTACACTAACTATGGTTGGTACAAGACACAAGGTCGTAAAGCAGCAGCAGAGACACCATCTCAAGCAGACGGCACGGCAGTATTCTCTGTTAAGTCTCGTAAGTTGCAGGCACCACATTTGATGGACCTTCGAGCACCGCTTGGGGATAGTAACCAGACGGACGGCTCAAACGATAAGTTCTACACGGCATCAATTCCTGACTTTATCGCAGAAGGTATCGTTGAGACCGCAGCGGAGCGCAATTACAAGGTTCAAATGTTTGAACAGTTCGGTAACGATACAGATATTGTTGCTACATACGTTGATAAGTTGCAGGATAAGTTCAATGCAGTTGATGCAACTATGAACTTCATGACTGCGCAGCTGATGAGTACTGCAAAGATTGACTACACGGGTATCGGTCGTGGTATTCAGCTTCCACTACACAAAGCAGAAGTTCCAACAAGCAATTTCCTTAAGGCTGGTGTAAAGACTTGGGCTGACGCTGACTGTAAGTTGCTCACACAAATGCGAGTATTGGAGGACAAAGTGCGCCATCAAATGGGTGACTACGCAGGTCCAATGGTATGGCAGATGACCCGTAACGACTTCTATAACATCTTCTTGAAGAACAAGGAGGTGCGTGAGTTCGTTTCCAATTATCGCAAGTTGAACTTCCTTGCTTCAACACAGGAAATTCCTGTTGTCGCATCGGAGTGGAACAAGGCGGTTGTTGATTTGGAGGGCGTTTCTCCTATTGAGATTGTCGTTGAACAGGAAAGCAATAAGACCCATTCTAAAGAGGAGGTTGTCAAGGGTTGGAAGGACGGTACAGTCGTTCTCCGTCCAGCAGGCGATGCAGTAGAGTTCGAGCATAAGGCAATTCTTGATGAGCAGATGATTAAGCAGTTTGGTGCTAGTACTATCACTTCTGTATTTGGTCGTGGTAACGATGGTTTATCCCTTGTTATCAACTCAACGATGAATAACGGTCATTTCAAAGAGTGGCACACTGATGTTATGTTGTCAGCATGTCCTGCTTTGATAGAGTTCCCTAACCACTACATCATCGACATTAACACTGCCGACTAATAATTAGATTGAAATTTGTATGGAAGCAGTATCAGAAGTAAAAAAGACTTATACGATAGAGGATTATATTCTCGCTAAAGTGAGATTTGAGATACCAGTAGATGCGCTTTATCCAATATTCATAGATAGAGAGATTGAACCAAAAACTTCTATAATGGATAGCGATAGGTCAAAAGTGCGTCTTGCGTATGCAGATTTACTAAAGTGGTTAATTATGGGTCCAAGTAAAGTTAATAATACTTCTGATACTGATAACGGTTGGACGCACTCGTCTGGCGGTTTTCAGCTTACAAGTGATGACATTAAGGAGTTGAAAAACGAAGCTAATGCCATTTACAAGGAACTTGAACCGTCTTCTGTCTTCGGAAGAAAAACTACCTTCAAAATGAATAGCGGAGGGATTAAGCGTGTTAATTCTGACTTAGCAGGTAATCCTCTTCCACATATCATTCGTTAAGAAGTAAGATTATGAGAAAGGAAGTTATAAGCAATCCTCGTTATCCTCACACGATTAAGATTGTGCGCATCTTGGAAAAGGTTGTGCCAGTTGAAAACGCGAGTGAGATTGAAGATGAGGACCCATTTGCAACAAATAGTTCTTCTGACCCTCAAACTAAGACAGAAAAAGAGAAAATTACTCTCTACAAAGGTAAAGGACGTTCCTTTACAGATACTACGACTAATGGTATGGGTAATGTTGATATTAACAAGAGGAAGGCTTCTATTCCTGTCAGATATGATAAATGGGAAGCCAGTAGACAGCCTCTTGATGGCGACACAATCTATGCTACTGTTGGAAATAACACCGAAGAAGGTCGTGTAAGGGATAGTGAGCCCGACAACGATAGAACGATTGTTTATTGGGAACTTGTAAGAGTGTAAGTTATGGAAGATTTATCGAAGCAGTTCGAGATAAATATTGCGAAAAAGATACGTCAGATGGCTGTATTGAAAATGCAAAAAAAAATGGACCACGCAGCAAGCATGACAATGAAGGCTGCCGATAAATTAAGAACGTTTAATGACGTTACAGGTAATCTTTACAAGTCCATTGGTGCAGGAACATATTATAAAGGAGCGTTGCAATCAATTCATTTAACGCCCGGAGCTTCACCTTTAAGACCAACCCTTGCAAAGGGTGAACGCTTCAATCTTGACAGATATTATAACAGTCCATTTTCATTTAAAGACAGCGGAAGAAAACCTTACGTAGGTCAATATGGAGAGGGTGGTCAGATTGGTCCACGCACGGCAGAGGATTTACTTATTTTCAACGAACACTCTATGCGGTCAATAGATTCTACTTGGCAGATATACCTTGTAGCAGGTGTTAGCTATGCTAATTTTGTAGAAGTAAAGCGTGGTCATGACGTGATAACTTCACTTAGGGATTATCTTGTTAGATATTTTAGAACAATGTAATATGGTAAGTTTAAAAACTTTATACTACGGCATAGCGAAAGCAGTAAGTGGCATCTGCGATAATGGATATTATCAAGATAGACCAGCCTCTGTTACAGATAAGCTCAATAGTTATATTGTAATTAATCTGCCGTCTGCTGTTTATAATAACGAATTAGGAGAGCGTGGTGAGTATAATGACTTCTCTACTACGGTTGTTCTCGAAGTCTATGTCAGGGATTTGGTATCCGCAAGTAACCCTAATGGTATGGACATAAAAAAGATGGACGAAAAGGTAGATGCCGTTCTAAAACTGTTCCCAATCAACACAAAGGATTTCAAGATAAACAAGCCACAGATAACCCTACAGACGAGTGATAAGTCGGGATTTCACGTGACTTTCATACAAGCACAATTAAACACGAAATAATTTAAGTTTCACAATTAAAAGGATAACACTATGGCAATGAAAAAGAAAACCGAGTTGAAGGATATTTTCTCTGGACCTTCTTCTCTTATGTTTCAAAAAACGGCAGTAGATCTTAGCAGCGCAACAGCTATTGCACTTGCTCCAGAACTTGATGTACCCGTGAAAGTTGATTCTTTAAAAATCGAACAAGGCGACCCATCGCTGACTCACTACAAGGTGATAGGTATGAATGGTGATTGGCAATCAACCGCAGAGATTGGCGACTTCGAGATTTCATTCACCGTACCAACAAAGCACGCAGATGTTTTAAAGTGGGCGCACGGAGAGGACGCTGTTAAGGACAACGTACAAGCAACTATAGGTAGTGTAAACTACAAAGGTCAAGCTCTTACTCCTACCAAACACAAGATTACTGGTACGTTCATCATTGAGGACGATACGCAAGAGAATATTATGATTCTCTCTGGTGTTGCTCTTTGGGCTAAACCTATGATGGACGATGGTAAGGTATACGCTATCGGTCTTACAGGTACATTGGAGATTGGCGACAAGCCTTCTATTGCGTGGCTAAAGAAGGCGTAAAGTTTTAGGTATTAAGATTTAGGATAACAAACGCAAGGGCGGCTGGCTTTTAGAGCCGTCGCCCTTTACTATTTTAAAGTATGGCAACGAAAAAGATAGAACAACCAAACATAGAGTTACAAAAAGTCCTTGATGACATTCTACACGAAACCCCTACGGAATACATTTTCAGGGGTAAAAAGAAGATGCTTGGGTGGCTTCATAAGGGTACAACAAGAAAGTTTACCCATATTGAATTAAAAGAAAAGAATGAATGGAAAAAACGAGTAAAACAATGCGCAGTAGTCCAGTTAAACAACGTGTGGAAAATACGTTTTTTCTATTGGTTTCTATGGCGATACTATTATTACATTATTGATCTTGATGTATGGGAGGTACTTGCTGTTCTTAACGTTGCTAAAAAAAAAATACAATCAGCAGCATTTCAACTCACTACCATATTAGCGACCGCAATGACGGACACGATGATGACGATGACGAAAGTGGAAGTAGAGCGTATCCAAGCCGAACAAGTTGGGGCGGAGCATATAGTTTAGCGGAGAAATTTAATTTTCTCTTTGAACGACGTTTCGGAATACGTGCATACGATTATTGGTGGGGGTACACTTCGGCACAGATTGACCTTATGGCAATCGATCAGCCGACAATTGTTTACTTAAAAGACAACAAGAGCAAACACGCAAGCAAGGCGGAAATTGACGAATTAACAGAAGCGTGGGAGAAGAAACACAAACGTTCGAGGGTTGGTAAGCAGATTTCTCTTAATGAGTATTTTAATAATGATATTACAAACGAAAGTAAAGGATAACGAGGTATGGAGAATGGAAATTTAGGAGATTTGTGGTTTAGTCTCGGAATTAGAGACGATGTTTCCAAACAGCTTAATAGGACTCTGAAAGAAGTTCAGCGTTTAGAAGGTCTCATAGGAGAAATTAACAAGAAAATTGTTAAGCTGAAACAAGAAGGAAAAGGCGATGATTCTAAGATATTAAAAAGTGCGCTAAATAATGCCCTCGATTATTTGAATATGCTCCAAAAAATCAATAAGGAGCGTGATAAAATATCCGACCTAAAGTCTATTAATAAGGGAGTTGATACGTCAAAACTCGAACAAGCGGATAAGCTACTTCGAGATATGAAACAGCATCTTTTGGATGTTCAGTCAAGTAAGAAATTTGGTGGAGTAGATGTTTCCGTTATATCCGCCTACTCTAAAAGTCTAAGAAATACTTTAGCTGACGTTAAAAATCTAAAGGAAGCTTTTAATAAGGATAATTCTCTCTCTAATTCAGCAAACAATGCGGCACGATTAGAGAAAGATTTGATTCGTGTAAAAAACCGTCTTCAAGAAATTTACTCTTTGCAGTCGCAGGGTATGAAAAACGGTTTTAATACGGGAATGCTGTTATCGGGTGGAAATTCATTACGAGGTGTTCAGCAACGTATACAAAAGATGTTATCTGATTCAAGTAAGCTAAACGACTTATCTACTTATAAGAAGTTAATTTCAGATATAGATCTTGCACTAACAAAGGCAACAGGAAAAATTCAAGAATACAATAGAGCAAGGCGCAAATCAGTACAAGCTGAAAAAGAAGTGGCAGCGGCTGCAAAAAAGACACAAGCAGCTGTAGCGGAACAGGCTTCTGCTGCAAGGAGTTTAGCTTCGGCTTATCGTCAAGCACACGATGCTGCAAGTAAAACTTCGAGTGTTATGAGCGATATGAAGAGCCTATTATTACAGGGCGGTATTGTTTATGGCGCACAGCAGTTTGCTAATTCTATTATTCAAACGGGTGGTGAAATAGCGCAACAACATATAGCCCTGCGCAATATTATTGGAGATGCAAGGAAAGCAGATGAATTATTTGCTCAAACCCAACAGTTAGCACTTGAATCTCCATTTAAATTTGGAGAGTTAAATAGAGATGTCAAACAACTTGCTGCTTTTGGAGTTGAAACCGATAGTCTTTATGATACAACAAAGCGTCTTGCCGATGTTGCGTCAGGTCTTGGTGTATCGTTTGAGCGTCTCGGTCTTGCATACGGGCAGGTAAAATCACGAAGCTGGCTTGACGGAAAGGAATTACGTCAGTTTGCGTACGCAGGACTTCCATTACTTCAAAAGATAACCGATTTGTATAATCAAACAGGTAAAGACGGAAGGAACAATTATACCACGAAGGACGTTCGTGATATGATAACTAAGCGTCAAGTTTCGTTTGAAGATGTTGATGCTGTTATAAAGAAATTGACTGACGAGGGTGGTCAATTCTATAATATGCAGTATGTCCTCTCTGATACATTGCTTGGTCGTTGGAATAAGCTTATTGATGCGTGGGATATAATGCTCGGTAAGTTTGCTGATGGGAAGAGTATGGTTGGTGGGTTCTTTATGACCGCTATCAATGGAGCCGTAACACTTGTACAATCTATTGATAGATTAGGACCCGTACTTCTTGCAGCTTTCTCTGGAGTAGCGTTAAAGAGGTTAAGTTCTTCTATCGGAGGAGGGCTTGCTGGTTCTTTGCTTTCTTCTAAGCAATCATTAGCTGCGAAGTTTCAGGAAAAAGCCTTGATGGGAGAGTTAAATGCAGAGGAACAGCGTATTTTAAGCACGAAAAATCAAATTACTGCAAAGGATTTGGAAACGCTTGCCACCACGAAAGCAATCACTATGGCGGATTTGCAGCGTGCTTATGTTGCTCGTCAGATAACAACCGAACAGTACAAGAATATATCTGCACTATTAATGCAGCAAAAGCAAACTGTAACCTTGGCGACTCGTTTCCGTTTCCTGCGAATGCAAGTTCATCAGATTTTTACTGCTAATTACTGGCAGAATTTTGCTGCAAGGGGTGTGGTTGCGTTGAATTTAATAAAGACAGGTGCTGTTTCACTTGGACGCACAATATGGACCGCTATTGGTGGCTTGCCGGGTCTTCTGATTACGGGAGCCTCTATGTTGTTTGCAAATTTGGTGTCAGAAAAGGAAGAATTAAAACAAACAGCTGATTCAATTGCAGAGAATACCAAACAGGTTTATGATGATTTACAAAAATATATTGACGAGAATCCAATCAATGTAAAGGCTTCCATTTCCGATATAGCTGAACAGATAAATAAAGAAAAGGATATTCTTAAAGAAAAAGCTGGTTCTGGGTATGATTCTATTATAGTAGATGTAGGGGTTAAATCCAATGGAGATTTAGGGAAGCAATTAGAGTATTTACGAAAATATACAGATTTATATGCTCGTGCAGCAGAAAAAGCACAAGCAATGAAGAATGT